TTTTGACAGTCTCGCAACAGTGGGAACCCGTTACGAAATTAGACAGAACAGCGAAGTTCTTGAACGAGCATTGGCTGTTGTGGGCGCTTCCAGCGGTGACGCAGTCATGGACACTGTCGGCGTTCTCAGAGGGGGAGCTAGGTTCTTCGCAACCATTTCCCTTGGAGCGTTGGTTATTGACCCAGCAGGAATCAATGACAAAATAGCTAGGTACCTTGTGGTGAGTTCTGGCCACGATGGCGTATGGCCAATCCGTTATGCGAATACCGATATCCGTGCTGTCTGCAACAACACTGTGATCATGGGGTTGAAGGAAGCTGAACGAACCTTCACTGCCAGACACACAAGAAATGTCGATACCGCACTCGAAGATGCCCAGCAGGTTCTCAAAATTTCAACAGCTTGGGCTAGGCAGTTTGAATTGCAAGCTGAAAAAATGCTGCGTGTAAAGATGCCTCTCGGATCAACGAAAATTGACGAAGTATTACTAAAAGTATTCCCTGAAGAAAAAGGAACCGCACGTCAGAAAAAGAACAGGGATGAAACAATGACGCTGATTCGCTCAATATACAGAAATGAAAAGAATGCTGGCGGTTACGGATTTAACGGCTGGTCAATGTATAACGCAATAGTTGAATACCTGGATCACTACAGAGGCACATCAGCCAACGAGCGTGCTCTCGCGTCAATGGATGAAACATCAAGTGTTACGCAAAAAAAGTTGATCGCACAACACGCTGTGGTATCGTAGATGTATGCCCAACCCAGAAGACGACTTTGAATTCCCAGAGGGCGATCCAGAGATTTACGATTTTGAAGAGTTGGACGATGAAATCAAACAAGAAATACTTGATGACGACAACGCTATAAAAACAGAGCGTGCCAGAGCCCGTGCATACATGGCAATGGCGAAATACCATCGTCAAGCCGGCAATGTCGGGGTAAACGACATTGTCACCCAATGTGAACGCATACTCGATTGGCAGTTAGAATGTGTATCAGAGCGAAGCATGATTGATGACATCTTGCTGAGTAAATACAATATTTATGACCCGCACGCCTGGCTGCGATATAGAAATTCTTGGTTTGAGAAACGTCTCCGTAGCGACATCTACCACCTCGGACTTATGCATTCAACAATGTTTGCAAAAGCTGTAGCGAAATCAAAGCTGAGCTTCTACGGACGAGTGATTTTGTTTATGCGAGAAATGCTCTGGAGAATGACAAAGAATATGGATTCAAAAATTCAAAAGATGTAATTTTCATTTGCTTTCCCTGTGTGACAACACTACAGTCGTTGTTACAAACTTCAAGGGGGAACAATGAGCGAACAGAGCGAAAAGTTTTTTAAAGTATCTCACCTTGGTTTATGTAATGGTATGCCAACCGAATGGTTCTATCCAGAGCAATACATGGGTGGAGATGAACGAGCCAAACTTGCCAGAGCGATTGAAGCCTGCAATGATTGTCCGATTACGCAAGCATGTTTTGAGCACGCAATCCGCCATGAAGAACATGGTGTCTGGGCTGGGACGACTCCGCGTGAACGACGCCGAGACAGAGGAAAATTGAAGATCAAATTTGAATCATTGTCACAAACTGCCGGTGCATGGAATATTTTTTGGGACAGGCCGTAATGAACACAACACCCGTGCATGTCCAGAAGTTTCTTGACCGCCTAGAGGGCGTGCGTAGAAGCGGTATGGGATGGGCTGCTCATTGCCCATGCAGAAATGACGACCAAAACCAATCGCTGACAATCGGTGTTGGTAAAACTGATCAGGTTCTCGTTAAGTGCCACAGAGGTGGTGGCGGTTGCACGGTTGAAGAGATTTGCAAATACGCAGGCTTGAGCATGAAAGATTTGTACCCAGAGGGCCAAGAACCACCCGCAGCCAAAAAAGATCGCACAAAGATGAAGCGGAAGATTGAATCTGTTTACCCGTACGTTGATGAAGAGTGGAATGTTATTTACGAGAAAGTCAAATACAGGTACGAAGATGGATCAAAGGGTTTCTCGCAGAGGAGATCAGACCCAGCGAAACCAGGAGAATACATTTACTCTCTTGACTCAAGCGTGCGTAGGGTTCTTTATAACTTGCCAATGGTTTTGGCTGCAGTTAAATCCGGAGACCCAATTTGGCTTGTCGAGGGAGAAAAAGATGCTGTTTCGCTTGAAGCAAACAATGTAATTGCGACAACAATGCCAAACGGCGCAGGGACATGGGAACAATCATTCACTGACATCTTGGCGCAAGCTTCTGCCGTAATGATCGTCGCAGATAACGACGAACCCGGGAGGCGTCATGCGTTAAACATCCAAAGCCTTCTCCATGGTGCCGGCTGTAAACGTGTTGATGTATGGATTTCCCCTTTTGGCAAAGACATCACAGATCACATTGATGCGGGCCACAGCATTGATGACCTAACGGCTCTCGAATATGATCTACCCGAAGCAATTGCCGAGACAACACTTGTTGAATCAAACCCCGAACAAAAGCTCCTTGAAGATATTGTTAGCTTGTTTTCTAAAGATGGATTGAAAACAGATCAAAAAATCACCCGTGTAAAAGCTTTGCTTGATGTTCATGGGGTTGTTGACCTAGGTGACCAGGGTCGTCTTGTTAAATGGCAAGAATTTCTTCTTGAAGCCGAACAAGACAAATACGAATGGGTCATCCCAGGTTTGCTTGAGAAGCAGGAACGAGTAATAGTTGTCGCAGCTGAAGGCGTTGGCAAAACCATGCTCGCACGACAAGTAGCAATACTCTCAGCAGCCGGATTGCACCCGTTCACATTTCAGGCAATTCCACCCGTGCGCACTTTGACGATCGACCTAGAGAACCCTGAACGAATTATCCGCAGAACATCCCGATACATCATGCAGCAAGCTGTTCGGTTTGCAAAAGACAAACATGGAGCGATGAAGACACAATCAATAGTGGACGCACATCTGCTTATAAAGCCAGCGGGTATTGATCTAATGTCAGCCAAGGGTCGTGCTCTTTTTGAGCAGACAGTTGACGAAGTACGCCCGCAACTGCTTTGCGTAGGTCCGCTGTACAAGGCATACCACGATTCCGGAACACTGACAAGCGAGTCATTGGCTGTTGAGGTAGCGAAGTTTCTTGACCACATTCGTGACGCATACGATTGCGCATTATGGATAGAACACCACGCTCCTCTTGGGCAATCTCAAACATCACGAGAGCTTCGACCATTCGGTTCAGCGGTGTGGTCGCGTTGGCCAGAGTTTGGAATTGCTTTACAGCCAGATCCAACGGCGGGATCGCAATACACATACGAGGTGCGTCACTTTAGAGGTGCACGAGATAGACGCCCGTGGCCATTGCGCATGAAGCGGGGAACTCAGTTTCCGTTTGAAACCCTTGAATTCATGCAGGCAGAAATTGAAGGACAAACACAGCCAAGCGGAAACCCGGGCTTCTGAGAGAACAAACATTTAGGGTGACCGTACGGCGTGAACCCGATGACGAGTTGTCACACCTATTTGACACCCGTGGCATCGTTGAGGCTCTGCTGTCGAGTAGGGGTCTGCTTGAAGTAATCTCGTTAGAGATGGTTCCACAGCCAGACGAAAAGAATGACAATGGCCGAAAGCAACGAAAACCAAAATAGTTTGCCCCAACAGCAATCAGCTAAGACTCTGGGCAGAGAGTTCGTAACAGAACGCGACGTGCGCATATTCAAGATGCGTCAGGCCGGCATCCAACACAGCGAGATTGGTCGACGTCTAGGAATTTCTGTGGTGCAGGTCTCAAATGCCATCCGTAGGCAATTACAGAAACTAAATTCCGAAGCGCTACTTGCATACCCAGAGGTATTACGCATGGAGCTTGAGCGCCTAGATTCTTTACAGCAGAACCTATGGGCTCAGACCCAGCATCGGCGCAAGACCCTTGATGATGGAACTGAAATCATGGAAGAGCCAGACCTGAAGGCTGTTGATCGCGTCCTATCAATAATGGATCGTCGTGCTCGGCTATTGGGTTTAGACAAGAACAATGTGAGCATCCAGATGGATGTAACTTCCGCAGGAGAACAAATCAGATCATCGCTTTCTGGCGTACAGGCAACTCAGAGTGTTAATGCGTTTTCTCCAGAAACAGAAGCCCGTAAGCTGATTGACATCATGATATCTAGTGGCGTTATGTCACGAGATGTGATGGAACAGTTAACTGGCACCAAGTTGTTGGAGCTAACGGATTCAACTGGCAACCAGATCATTGATGCAATTGAGGCGGTAGAATCACCCGTAGAGCAAAACGATGAAAACCTTCAATCGAATCAAAGCAACGATTAGTAATTACTTCAAGAGAAAGATGTACCGACTATGAGAAAACCACCAAACGAATCGGATTCGGTTCAGCAAGAGCCAGAAGACAATCTTGATGCAGCTATGGAAATGGTCGCGGACACAATGTTGCCAACTAGGAAAGTGAGCGTCAGTGGTGATGAAAGCCCCTCCCAGGCTCAGGTGATCGTTCGGACAACAGAAGAAGAACGCGAACGATGGAAGTCTGCAGCAGCAGCTTCTGGTATGAGCATGAGCGAATGGATTCGAGATTTAGCATCAAAGGCAGCGAAAGCAAAACTAGAGTGCCAGCATCCTATTGATAAACGCAAGGTCTACCCGTGGAGCGAAACGTGCCTTCAGTGCGGGAAGAGAATTCGTGGCTAAGAGCACCGAAGAGAAACGGCAATACGACCTAGAGCGTCGCAGGGTTGCACGCCGAGAAAAACAAACACATCACATTCCAGATCAACTACTAGGTGTTGTGTCATTTATTAAACCCGGGACCACACCTGAAAAGGTGGCGCTCAATTACGCCAAGATGATGAGGCGAACTGGCTTTAATAGTTCTGGTTTAATGAGCTTGAATCCGACGATGTTCAATAATGAATCCAAGTCTCGTCGAGTTATTGTTCTACTTAGGAACAACGGATTGGTGGCTCAACTTGACAACGGTTATTACGCAATTACCACCCGTGGCGAAAATGCGATAATTGTTTTGGCGAACAGAGACAGATCTAAATCAGTGGAGAATGATGGTGATGATTGGTGACGAAGAATATCTTGATGAGATGTCACGAGAACACCAAATACACAGGCTTCGCGACAAGGGCAAAAGTCTTTGGCCGATCGTAATCCACCAATCTAGGTATCAAGGCGTCTACGAGGGTGGCGAATGGTTCGCATTGGCGAATTGTGATTCAATCCCTGAAGACGCAGTTGGTGAAGACTGTGACTGTTTAGATTTTTTTATGTCAGACGAAGGCAAGATGGCCGGAATCGGCAAAACACCGAACGAAGCTCTAACTAGCGTCGTATGGAAACACTTTCGTGTTTATGTTTTAGGATTTGAACCAGGCGAGAACACGATCTCTTAGCGACTTCTGCTTGACATCGTTCGCATAGACAATCGTTGCTTCTTGCTTTGGAGCTACTGATACAGCACCCGTAGCCTTCTTTGCAGCAGGCGTCTTCTTGGGTGCAGACTTCTTTGCTACTGGCTTCTTCTTCGCTGATGTCTTGCTTGTTGGTTTCTTGGCAACCATTGTGTTTCTCCTATTGATGAGTGTGATAAAACACTAGTCAAACATATTCACGCTGTGG